CAGCGCGACAAAAACGCAAGAGAACTGAAGCTGGCGAACGCAACCATTACTGACATGCAGCAGAGACAGCGTGATGTTAATGCACTCGATGCTAAATACACGAAGGAGTTAGCTGATGCGAAAGCTGAAAATGAAACTCTGCGCGCTGATGTTGCCGCTGGTCGTCGTCGGTTGCACATCAAAGCAGTCTGTCAGTCAGTGCGTGAAGCCACCACCGCCTCCGGCGTGGATAATGCAACCAGCCCCCGACTGGCAGACACCGCTGAACGGGATTATTTCACCCTCAGAGAGCGGCTGATGACGATGCAGATGCAACTGGAAGGGGCACAGGAGTATATCCGCACTCAGTGCATTAAGTAGCCTTTTTATCGTGGTAAACATTTCGCAGGGTATGAGGTATTTATGCCATCACTAATCCCACGTGCCTGCCGTAAGCGTGGATGTGCAGGTACAACCACAGACAGTTCGGGTTACTGCGATAAGCATCGCGGTGAAGGCTGGGTGCAGCACCAGCGCGGACTGAGCCGCCACCAGCGTGGCTATGGCTCAAAATGGACGGTGATTCGTGCCCGTATTCTGAAGCGCGATAAAGGTCTGTGTCAGTTGTGTCTGCGTGTCGGTGTGGTGAGCGAGGCGAAAACCGTCGACCACATCATCCCGAAAGCGCATGGCGGAACAGACGCAGACAGCAACCTGCAGAGTCTGTGCTGGCCCTGCCATAAAGCGAAAACAGCGCGCGAACGAATCAGGTGATAATTATTCTCACTTGTAGGGAGGGGCGGGTCAAATCCCTGCAGCCCTGGCTGTCCGGGACCGCCCGCCAACCCTTCCTCGCATCGCCGCAGGTTCGAAAACTTTTTTTTGGGAATGCGATCAAGCGATTGATAGGTAAAATCGATTATGTCAGGACCCCCGAAAACCCCGCCACGCCTGCATTTGATACGAGGCAATCCCTCAAAGCGTCCCGTTAAAGACGCCAAAAAAACCGCTAAAAAGGACGAAAAAGGTCTCCCTAAAATTCCGCAGCATTTAGGGGCGCAGGGAAAGTACTGGTTCAGGCGAATGGCGGAAGAGCTGAATGCGGAAGGGATCATTTCTCAGCTTGATGCGCGTGCACTCGAGTTGCTGGTGGAAGCCTACACCGAATACCGGCATCACTGCGAAACCCTCGATGTTGAGGGTTATACCTACCGCACGGAAACGCAGAACGGTGATGTGCTGATTAAGGCACACCCGGCTGCTGCGATGAAAGCGGATGCCTGGAAGCGGATCTGGGCGATGCTTGCAGAATTTGGTATGTCACCGGCAAGCCGGGCGAAAGTAAATATCGCCGGACCGGATGATGTTGATCTGCTGGCAGAACTTTTAAAAGCGAGAGACTGATGGCAAAAGTGGCTGACGGGATCCGCTACGCCGAACGTGTTGTTGCAGGAGAAATTGTCGCTGGTGAATTTGTCCGTCTGGCCTGCCAGCGTTTTCTTGATGATCTGAAGTACGGCGAAGAGCGGGGGATTTATTTCAGTGAACCCCGTGCGCAGCACATCCTGAATTTCTACAAATTTGTGCCCCATGTAAAAGGGGCGCTGGCAGGTCAGCCCATTGAGTTGATGGACTGGCATGTGTTTATCCTCATTAATATTTTTGGTTTTGTCATTCCGCTGGTGAATGAAGAGACCGGGGAAGTTGTCATGCGCAGCGATGGCAGCGGACGCCCGGTGATGGTGCGCCGTTTCCGGACAGCGTACAACGAAGTCGCCCGTAAAAACGCAAAATCAACCCTGTCATCAGGTATCGGTCTGTATATGACGGGGGGCAGATGGTGAAGGCGGGGCTGAGGTGTATTCAGCCGCAACCACGCGTGACCAGGCCAGAATCGTGTTTGAAGACGCCAAAAATATGGTCAGAAAAGCCCGGTCGACACTCGGGCGGTTGTTTGATTTCAACAAGCTGGCGATTTATCAGGAGCAGAGCGCATCAAAATTTGAACCGCTTTCTTCAGATGCAAACAACCTGGATGGTCTGAACATCCACTGCGCCATTATTGATGAGCTGCATGCACATAAAACCCGTGACGTGTGGGACGTTCTGGAAACGGCAACCGGTGCCCGTCTGCAGTCCCTTTTATTTGGTATCACCACGGCAGGGTTTAACAAGGAAGGGATTTGTTACGAGCAGCGTGATTACGCCATCAAGGTATTGCGTGGCTATAACAGCGACGTGGAGGGCGCGGTAAAAGACGACTCCTACTTTGCGATTATTTACACCCTCGATGAGGGAGATGATCCGTTTGATGAAACGGTCTGGCAGAAAGCGAATCCCGGCCTGGGCATCTGTAAACGCTGGGATGATCTGCGTCGCCTGGCGAAAAAAGCGAAAGAACAGGTCTCTGCGCGGGTGAATTTTTTTACCAAACACATGAATGTGTGGGTAACAGCAGAGTCTGCCTGGATGGACATGATTAAGTGGGAGAAGTGCGAATACATTGCCCCACGACATGAGCTGAAAACGTATCCCATGTGGGTCGGCGTTGACCTTGCTCATAAGATTGATATCTGTGCGGCGGCAAAACTCTGGCGAACGGATAACGGGCATGTTCATGCCGATTTTAAATTCTGGCTTCCGGAAGGACGGCTGGAACGATGCTCGCGGCAGCAGGCAGAACTTTACCGGAAGTGGGCGGAGATGGATAAGCTGATTCTGACGGATGGTGATGTTATCGATCATGCTCAGATAAAAAGTGACTTACTGGAATGGATTGGCGGTGAAAACCTGAGGGAACTGGGATTTGACCCGTGGAGCGCAATGCAGTTCAGTCTGGCGCTGGCTGAAGAAGGTATACCGCTGGTGGAAGTTCCGCAGACGGTCCGCAATCTGTCAGAGGCCATGAAGGAAACGGAATCACTGGTCTATGCCGGGCGTTTCCATCACAGTAATCACCCGGTCATGAACTGGATGATGTCTAACGTTACGGTGAAACCGGACAAAAACGACAATATCTTCCCGAACAAATCCACGCCGGAAGCCAAAATCGACGGCCCTGTTGCGATGTTTACAGCAATGAGCCGGATGCTGGTCAATGGCGGTGAACCGGAGCCGGATCTGTCTGAGCATCTGGTCAGCGTTGGTATTCGCTCGCTTTAACCGAGGTCATTATGTTTCTGATAATTCTCACGCCACTGGTGGGCGTGCTGGGGGCGCTTTTGCTGTCGTATGGCACATGGCTGATTTATCCCCCGGCAGGTTTTGTTGTTGCCGGGGCGCTGTGTCTGTGCTGGTCGTGGCTGGTTGCGCGTTATCTCGATCGCGGTCACCGGGTCGCCTCCGGAGGTGAGTAATGTTTTTCCAGGGGCTTTTTCAACGCAAAAATAACACCCCCGTCACAACGCCCGGGATGCTTGCGGAAGAGCTGGGGTTGTCATACGACACCTATACCGGAAAGCGGATCAGCAGCCAGCGGGCCATGCGGCTGACGGCGGTCTATTCCTGCGTCAGGGTGCTGGCTGAGTCTGTTGGTATGCTGCCCTGCAGTCTCTACAAAATCAGCGGCACCCTTAAAACACGGGCGGTGGATGAACGGCTGCATAAGCTGATTTCAGCAAAACCCAATGGCTACATGACGCCGCAGGAATTCTGGGAGCTGGTTATCGTCTGCCTGTGTCTGCGGGGGAATTTTTACGCTTACAAGGTGAAGGCGCTGGGGGAAGTTGTGGAGCTTCTTCCGATAGATCCGGGCTGTGTGGAACCGAAGCTGAACAGCCAGTGGCAGCCGGTTTATCAGGTGACGTTTCCGGATGGTTCCGTGGATGTGTTGACCCAGGATGAAATCTGGCATGTGCGCACCCTGACGCTGGACGGACTGGTCGGGCTGAATCCCATTGCATATGCGCGCGAGGCCATTTCACTGGCAGCGGCAACCGAGGAGCACGGTGCCAGGTTGTTTGGTAATGGTGCGGTGACATCCGGTGTGTTGCGCACGGAACAAAAGCTCACGCCGGATGCTTATGAGCGCATGAAGAGGGATTTTGAGGAGCGTCATCTTGGGCTGGGTAATGCGCACCGTCCGATGATTCTGGAAATGGGGCTGGACTGGAAGCCGGTGGCACTGAATGCCGAGGACAGCCAGTTCCTGGAAACCCGCAAGTTTCAGTTGGAAGAAATCTGTCGTCTTTTCCGCGTGCCGCTGCACATGGTGCAGAACACCGATCGCGCCACTTTCAACAATATTGAAGAGCTGGGGCTCGGATTTATCAACTATTCCCTTGTGCCGTATCTGACCCGTATTGAACAACGGATCAATACAGGGCTGGTCAGGGAGAGCAAACAGGGGAAGTTTTACGCCAAATTTAACGCCGGGGCGTTACTGCGCGGGGATATGAAATCCCGTTTTGAAGCCTACGCCACCGGGATTAACTGGGGGATTTACTCCTGAGGAATCCCCAGAAAACAAGACAGGCATAGTGAGATGTGATCTAATTGATTGTGCT